TTATGACGGTGCCTTTCGAGATTTCAAAAATGCACCGTTTAATTCATCAAGTGCTCTTACAAGCTTAGAATTCTCAGCTGTCTCCATCTCATGAATGATATGAGAATAGATGTTCATTGTAATCGTGTAATTTGCATGTCCCAGCCTCTCTGAGATGTAATAAATCGAGACACCTTTATAGATCAAATATGAAGCGTGGGTATGACGAAGGCCATGAAAGGTAATAGCCTTTTTGGCGCCAATCTTTTTGAGCGCAGTACGAAGCATATTGTTGGAAGCGTTCGAACTAGGAACCTTGCCATTTTTACGAATAAAGATTAGATTGTTGGAACTAGTTAAACCAAGCATTTTTTGTGCATTGTGGTATTGATTCAGCATATCAAATAGTTCTGAATTAACACGGATAATTCGGTTAGACTGGGCATTCTTAGTTTCCTTAAAGCTATTATTTTCAAGTGTGTTCCAAGCTTTGTTGATTGAAATCGTTCCAAATTTAGGACCAATGTCTTCCCAGGTCAGGCCAGCAATCTCCTCAAAACGTGCGCCAGTATATAATGCTGTTAGTGCCATCATTTTGGTTGGATGAACTGGATTGATATCTAGCTTAAGATAAGCGATAAGCTTCATCATGTCATCAGCATCAAGGAACTTCAGAGAAATATCCTTACCGGCATGACCAGTGATTTTAGCCTTCTTGGTGAAATCAAATTTGATATGACCGTCATCCAATGCATCATGAACACATGCCTTGATCTGAGTGTTTACTTTTTGCGAACTCGCAATTGCATGTGATTTTCCGTAGTCATTTAAGAATTGCTGATATTGTAAGCGTGTGATATCAGCAATCTTATATCCTGAAAAATACTGCTCCACAACTTTATGGGTAATTAAATAACGTCGCTTGGTAGCCAAGCTCAGAGTTGGTTCTTTGAAGGTATGGTACCAGTTTAAAAAGTAATCAGAAAAGAGTTGATTTGTTTCAACTTTTCCGATTGTTCCATCGAATTTTTCTTTTTCCCAATTTGCTGCCCATGCTTCTGCATCACGTTTTAATTGAAATCCAGATTTATTTTTGTAGCTTCGTTGCCCTAACTCATTGTAATAACTAACACGTGCTAACCATTTACCGTTTTTCTTTACAATACTTGCCATTTTAATTTCCTCCTTAAATTCACCTAGGCGGGTAGAATTTGAAGGATTGTGGCATCACTTCCTTTCAGGTATAATTGGTTCTATAAAAAGGGTAGAGATATCCCTTATTATGTATTTGTTCAATTAGCACATCTATCTTCTTGGCGGGAGGGGATGTGCTTTTTTGCTCCTTACAGGTCGTTATTAGCGAATGTATCTCTTAAAAGAACTAATGCCAACAAAGCAATCCACATTAAAGGAGAATGAAAATGATAGTAGAAAACAGCAAATATAATTCCAATAACTCCTACGATCATTATCAGCCACGAGACTAGGCTTGAAGTGTAATGTTTCTGATCAAGTGAAGGATTACTTTTAATAGCTGGTTTATATAGAGTAAAATGGGCTATTAATGAAAATATAAAGATAACTGGCAATATCCATAGTGAATCTGCAAATATTGATTTTGGATATGTTTCCTCCAATGCCAGCACTATGAAAAATGGGTAAAAGTCAATATTATTCACAAGAGCATATTTCCAATTGAAATTCATCGATCTAACCATCTCCAATAATTGTTAAGTTTTATATTCAAAAATTTAAACGCGAGCGGCAGGAGTCGGACCTGCATCAATATAGGATGTGAGACCTATGAGAAGTGTGCAAATAATCGTTCTACCGTTGAACTACGCTCGCATGTTAACAGAAGTTTCAATAGATGTTGTAAAAAGTTGTGTACATACCAAACAATCCCACGATGATGGCAACTATTAATTTGAGGGTTATTATAAACATGTTGTAGGGGTTGTTATGATTTGTTTGCAGAAGTGTGTCTACAACTAAGTAAAGAGATAGCACTATCAATCCCCAATCTAATAGTTTTGTGATATCAATATTCATAGGTGCCTCCATAATTATTTGCTATTAACGTACAATGCGAGCGACAGGAGTCGAACCTGCATAATAGTATTAGTGAGAGAGAAGGGGCATAGTGTTCTGCCATTGAACTACGCTCGCATAAGGGGACACCAACTTGTTATCTGATGTCTCACTATTTTAGATGTAAAAATTAATTTCGCTTGCTGTAAGGTACAGCATACTCTTCGGGCGCGTCTCTGGGACTAGCATGTTTCCAATGAGTGTTTGATTTATTCAGCATGGGGGGTCATCCTTTAAACAAGTAAACCTAGAGCCGTGAGCATCTTCGATAATAAAAATACGTTGAAAAGAATGTAGAGTATTGACAATTTTACAATTGTCGTGCTTGATATTATAAACGTCTGTATATATTTTCCCCATATTCATTACCTCGTTTCTATTTTGGGGGAGAGACGATATAAGCGAGCGGCAGGAGTTGGACCTGCATAGTAGTCCAAGAAAGAATGGGCTTCAAGACTTGGAACAATGTTCTACCGCTGAACTACGCTCGCAAGATGCCAACTGAAATGATTCAATTGGCTTGACTGGCAAAATTTTACTATTCCTCTCTTTGCTTGAAGCGTGTCACCAAATCGTCTTTAATTCCTTTAAGCATACGTTCGTATTCTGCTTCGGAATAGCTATCTTTTGATAGGTAGAGAATGGCGTCAGATTTTACAAAGGCTGTTAAGTCACTGATAATATCTTCTATTAGTTCGTACCTTGAAATATTTTGATGCATAGTATGCCTTCTTTCTTTATTTTAATGCGAGCGGCAGGAGTCGAATCTGCATCTGAAAGTATCTAGTCAGCAACTCAAAGGAGTACTATTCTACCGTTGAACTACGCTCGCATGTTGCCCGCTAGGCTGGTAGTGGGCGAGGGTGCTACTTTCGTTTATGAATCCAGTAAACTAACATGACGACTAGCGCTATGAAGCAAATGATGCCAATTGCAATGGTAAAGTCGAACACGTGTGTGCTGTACGTTCCTACATACAATTCCATAGCTTTTACCCCGATTAAAATATATTTATAATAGTTCTACTTAGCATGTTTATACCCGGCCAAACCGATAAAATATAATATCGCGATTGGCACCCAAATTACCATAACGATTGCTTGTGAAGGAATCCAAGTCGCCAGGATAAATAACACGGCCAATATTGGTAAAAAAATGTGGCCTAGTGTTCCTAATATCTTCCATAGCGCTAGAAATATAATAATCATTATTAGTAGTCCCATTATAGTTATTCCTCCAAATTCCCCAGCTTTTAGCGACATCCTTATCTGGTCTATAATTAGCTAATCAGCATAATACTCTCTAATTTTGCTGATTACATAATCCTCCATGAACGATGGAACTTCGAATTCCTCCATAAAAGTGTATGGATCTGCAAATTCTCTTTCCATATCTTGAAAATAAATAGGAATCAATATATCAATAGCTCCGCGGTTAGCCTTAGCCTCAATTGGGGTTTTGGCAGTCCCACTGTAATATAATACCCCAGAATCTTGGTTCAACACATGTGAGGCTTCATGTGCAGTTATATACGGCAGTTGACGTTGCTTGTACCATTTCGTATTAATTACTATTTGCCTGTTATGAGGATTTGACCCAGATGGGGTGTGTGAAGAAAAATCACCACACAAAGTAATTCCAATTCCGTGATCGAATACGTAGTCTAACACCTCTCTAAAATAGTCAATCATTATTTCTACCACCTCTCAGAAGACGTTTCATCAATTCTAAGTCTTCAGGAGGTATTGGCTTACCTTCAAATGTCATAATGACATCATCATCAGCAATATCAACGTGTTTTGGTTTTTTTGAAGTAGAATTGTCATCCGTTTTTCCTAATAAGTAATCAACAGAAACGTTTAGAACATCGGCAACGGCTTTGACCTTGTCGACAGAAGGTGTTTTTGTTTTCCATGAATAAATAACGTTCTGTTTAAATCCCACTTTTTCGTTTAATTGGGCGAGGGTTAACCCTCGCTTTTTAGAAATTTCTTTTACTCTATCAAACATTGTCATAATGGTATTTCTCCCATGTTTGATGAACAAAAAATAAACTTTAGTTATAAAATGGTTGCGATTATTAAACTATAGTTGTATTATTAGTTCATCAAGTAATCAAGCAACAAAATACATGCCTATCAAAACAATAACTTTGGCGAGGAATTGCGGTAGTAGTAGGTTTTGAATTGCTTATTTAATATGACTTAATATTAAACTATAGTTTAATTAAAGTCAATAATACTTGATAAATTACTTTACAAAAAAGGAGATGTTTTTATTGATTGATATTGAACCTGGGCGTAAGGCGGTTAGAAAATATATGACAGAAAAAAGTATTACTTATCGTATGGCTGGAATCTTGTTTGGCAAAACTCCGCAATGGATTCAACAAGTGGTTAGTGGGAAAGCAAAAGGGCCAGAAGCTACTGCACTAATTATTAGTATGATTAACGAATTTGGAATATAAGGTTAAACAACCAGCATAGAAAGGAATGATCCACATGAATGATTTAGTAATTATGAAGAATAAGCAAGCTGTTACTAGTAGCTTGCAAGTGGCAGAGGTATTTGAAAAGAACCATCGAGATGTTTTGAAAGCTATCACTAATCTTAAAAAAGATGTGCGCAATTTTGCGCAGATGTTCGGTGAAACAAATATTCCAGATAGCTACGGCCGTAATCGCCGGGCTTTCTACATGAATCGCGACGGTTTCACTTTGCTAGCAATGGGATTCACGGGAGATAAGGCACTTAAATTTAAGCTTCAGTACATTGAGGCATTCAACTCTATGGAAGAACAAGTTAAATTGCCAACATCACCGCGAGAGATTGCGAGATTGGCACTGCAAGCCAATGAGGAAACAAACCAACGCCTAGACAGTGTAGAGGGCGATGTGAAAGACCTCAAAGAGAACCAAGTTATTCCTAATCCTGAATACAGTGCACTTAGCCGTCGAGTTAACCAACGGGTGTCAGAAGTGGCTCACAGTTATGGGCATATCACGAAGAAACAACGTGGCGAGTTATTTAAGGACATTAACGGTGGCATCAAGAAGATTGCTAACGTGAGCGCTCGGTCAATGCTACGCAAGAAGGACTACCAGATGGTAATGGACTTCATCAACGATTGGGAGCCGTCTACAGCAACTAAGACAATCATTCGACAGACGTCACTTCGATTCGACAAGGAGCCAGCATAGGAGGTGAGTTAGATGGAATTAACAATTAAAGGCACGCCGGAAGAAATTAAAAAGCTTCTCACTATTGACGGTAGTGAGAAGCAAAGCGAATTGCTTAAAATTGTTAAACAAATTCGAGAGGATCACAGGCCATTTACGCATAAAGAATTACAAAAGATACGAAATCGGTACTAGTTGAGTAATAAAATCAATTCTTTATATAAGTGCTGATACTGATCAACGATTGATGCAATTCTGGAGTTGCTACCTGTTGACTTACGTTGAGCATTCTCACGGATGGTATCAATTTCTTCCGAAATTTCTTGGCCACTGTAACTATTCAAACGGTGGTCGAGCAGAAGAATAGCTAAATCATGAGCACGTTGTTCGTTTCCTGTCATATTTATCACCTCGATTAATTGAACTAACAAAATTATACACCGAAAGGAGTGACCAGGATGGACAGTTTGGTAAGTGCTTTGTCGAAACTCTTCACGCAAGCATATGAACAAGGAATCGCGGATGGTCGTAGTCAGCAAGCTGTTGATCATAAAATGATTGGGCGTAAAGATTTCTACTCTGAGTTTGGAATCAAAGTAGATACATTCGACAAGCACTATCGCGACAAAGAAGGATTCCCAAAGCCCGAAGAAGACGGAAAATGGTACGCCCCAGCAGTCGAAAAATGGTTATTGAATCATCAAAATTTGAGTAATTAAAGCCTAGGCGGGTAGATGATGATTCAACTCATAAGGAGAAATTGCCATGGTAGAAGTAGCGGTATTAACCTGGGCGCTAACATCCGTATGGTACAAGCGCCATGAAATTAGAAACTGGTTTGGAATTTAAGGAGGAAGCAATATGTATGAAGAAGACATCGAGCACGCGTTAAGAGCACGTAAGTATAACGCAATTCGTGCAGATGAACGTGAGCTGATTAATGCTATCACTTACGATACAGATGGAATCATTAAGCGGCGGCCATGCTTTGGCTATTCAGAAGAATTTATTGGTGAATTGCAAGAACACGATATTAACGTTTGCGAGCCAGATGAAGAAAACGACGATGGATGGACATTTACATTGCCACCAATGTATTAGGAGGAATGATCATGAAAGTTCATGTAGGTGATCGAGTGAGTTACAAGGCTGAGTATAGTTGCGGCCAATTAATACGAGAAGCCGGTGTTGGCAGAGTGGTTGAAATTAAGCAAATTCCGTTCACGTTGCGTACAAAAAAAGAGGTGGCTGTAGTAGAAGAGAATAGCCAGCAATTTGAAATCATTACTAATGGTATTCAAGTAATTAAGTAGGAGGAATGATCATGCAAAAAGTATCAATTTTACCAGTTAATGAATGGAAACGAGCGCAAAAAAGTCCATCGCTAGTATCGGCTAACGACGGGCTAATGGAAGAGATGATTAGTACCAACATTTACTTTATTCCAAAGCAGTCTCGTTTGCAAGCTAAAAGACAAAAATACTCCCAACTGGAGTGGATTACAAGAGTAGGGAGCAAGAAAACAATTCAAGGTGTGCGTATATATTAACGCTAACTCGAAATGTTTGCAAGTGCTAAGAAAGCGAGGACGGTAGCTATGGATAATCCATTACCTTACAAAGAACAACAGGATTGCATTCTCTATGGTATTACACGGATTGCATCAATCGATCCACAAGAATTAACTCCAGAATGGCTGCTAATTCAAAATAATATGGCAATGGCGTTTTGCTTGAATTCATGGATGTTTAATAGGGGGCTGAAATAAATGGTGGACTTACTATCTGAATGCCAATCATTTGAAATGAAACTTAATCGTGTAGAAAAAAAGTTATCTGCAGCCACAAGCGCTGCTGACTTTGCCTACAAGGCGGTACAGGCACGTCAAAAAATTGTTTCGTTTGACGACCTAGACGATGAGGAAAAGATTGCACTGTTTAACGAATATGACTGGTTGTTATTAGAACTAGAAGGTTACTTAGGTGGATTGGAACAGCAATTTGAAGATGCGGATGAAGGCTTGTCTGGCGGAAAATTTTTGCTGGAGACTTTAAAAGATAATTCGGTGATATAAATTAGGCAGAGGTGATCGTGTGGAACTGCTACCGACTAAGTTAATTGAAAAAGATGGCGAGTGGTATCAGGTTCAGAAGCTCACCCATAAGCCTAACCTTGACCATGTTGAGACGGTAAGTGGTTCTGCTGACGAATACTACACGTACTCTGAATTAGCTGACACACGTAAAGCTAGGCCACAACAGCGACGCTTGTTCTTCGCGTTGCTTAGTGACATCTATACGTGGTCAGGTATGCCGACAGACTTCTTGAAAAACTTGTTTTATTTGCAGTATGAGTCATATACGTTTGGCAAGCAGATTAGCCTGTCAGACACCACAGAATCGTCTGTGAGCGATGCTAACCAGTTACTCGACCTAGTTCATCGACTTCATGTTTGAGTGGCATGTGCCGTTCAAGGAAGGCTATAAGCTATTGCCGCGTGAGCAAGAATATTATCTGTTTCAATGCTGCCGCCACCGAGTTTGCATGATCTGTGGTAATCGTGCTGATATCCATCATGTAGACGTTATCGGAGCCGGCTTGAACAGAACACACGTTGACCACACCAAACGGCACGTTATGGCATTGTGTCGAGTCCATCACAGCGAGATTGAACAAATTGGCTCCGTGGCATTTAGTGCAAAATACCACGTTCCGGTAGATGGCATAAAACTAGATAAAGAAACATTAAAACGAATTGGCTTGAAAGGTAAATACAGCAGTGACTAATACACCGGGTAGGTGGAATGCCTACTATATGATTGAGGTGATATAGATGAATAACCTTTTAATTAGTGAACCACCGTTACAGGTGCTGCCGTCGCTGGCCGTTAAGGTTGGTCTAAACGAAGCAATTGTTTTACAGCAGTTCCATTACTGGCTAAATCGTTCAAACAACGAACGTGATGGGTATAAGTGGATTTACAACAGCTATACGAGTTGGCATAAACAATTTCCTTTTTGGAGCATAAAGACTTTAAAACGGGCGATTACAAGCCTTGAGAAAGACGAGTTTTTGATCTCTGGAAACTACAACAAGGCCGGGTTTGATAAGACTAAATGGTACCGAATTAACTACGAAAAATTAGAGGGCCAACCATTGGGCCAAAATGGGCCAACGAATAGACCAGAATGTCCCAATGGAGTAGCCCAAAATGGGCCAACCAATACCAATAGATTACCAGAGACTACTACAGAGACTACAAATAATAAACGTCCCAACTCAAAAACCGAGTATGGACCCGATGATCCACCCTACAAAGTAGCACTCCATTTGTTGACCAGAATTAAGCAACGGCAACCTGATTTCAAAGACCCCAACTTACAGAAATGGGCTAATGACATCCGTCTAGCCCACGAACGTGATCATCGTGATTATGAAAAATTAGATTGGCTAGTAGATTGGTCACAGAATAATTCATTCTGGCAAGCAAACATTTTATCGGCAGGAAAGTTACGCAAGCAGTATGACACGCTCATGGGTCAGGCTGAACGGGATCGCCCAACTAATGTTGCGCCACAAACACGAGAGGACTGGTTTGGCTAATGGAAAATGTAACGAAGTTATTCAATCAAGCCACGATTCAGAAAGTAGTAGCGGCTAGAGGAATTGATACAACTAAGTTGCCAACCAAAGAAGAATTGGACCATCAAACGATTGATCGGGCGAATGCGGGCGTAATTGCTAACCGAAAACGGTATTACTATCGCATGTCAGTCTGGTCTGGAGGCGTGCCACTACGATTTAGCTTTAATGATTGGCAGGTTGATAAACAGCCTAATCAAGCTAAAGCTAGAGAGCTTGGCAATCAAGCATTTAAGTTAGCTAGGCAATTAGAGACTAACCAGTTCAACGTAGCACTTGCAGGCGGCCCTGGCGTTGGCAAAACATCATTAGCGCTAGCAATTATGTATCAGCTAATGAGCGTAGGCCAAACAGCGATGTTTGTTTCAACAGCTGAGTTGCTACGGCTGGTAAACGAGAAATACGAAGCACCGGATGTACGTCAACGGTTACTATACGTTTTAAAAGACATGCAAAACGTTGATGTTCTAGTTTTAGACGATTTTGGCACTGAAGGCGGTAAACCAACTGAAAAGGGGTTCTACAAGCCAGTACACAAAGATTTGCAGACGCTGATGTATCAAGTGGCGAATGCGCGTTGCGATTTTGATCATAACGAAGTCAAACATATAACCATCATTACGACTAACAACACACGTAAGCAATTAGAAAGTATGTATGATGGCAAAACAATCGATCGCTTATATACCAAGGATACTGGCTGTCAATTGCTGTTTGACAACATGGAAGGAGTCAGAAGTGTATGAGTTGTGAATTATGTCATGGTAGTAAAGTTGTTCAGCAACCACTTGGGAGTTATGGTTTCACGTTTGGGCCATGCCCAAATTGTACGAATGAGATACATGCTCATTACGAACAAGAGCTTGAAAGGAAGTTAGCCTATGGCAAGCAAAAATTGGCTTAAAGAGCTGGAAGTCATTCATAAGCTAGAAGCGAGATATGGCAGCATGGACAACGTGCCTCCTAGCAAACTAGCTAACTTGCATAAGATGCCTGGAATTAAGGCCGTATCAGGCGATTACACGGAGATTACGCGTACCCAGTATAATGCCATTAAATTAGTCATGGAAGGCAAGCAGGGTAAAACAAGGACGTCTGGGGCTCTAAATCACAGCAATAGTTGGATTGATAGGCGCATTCGTGCAATTGACGAAAACAAATACTACATTACGGAGGACGTTAAGTGAAACGAATAAAGATATACAGGCTGAAATGGTGGGGTGATCTGATGGTATTTGCTATCGCATCCATTTTAGGGATGATTTTTGGAATGACTAGCCAACAAATAATAATTTTAGGGTTTGTACAGTTGATTCTGGTTAACATTTGGCTATTGGCTGATGGACTTTCGGAGGGCAAAGATGCCTAAACACACTAAGAAGCGTTCAACGATTAAGCGGAAGCACCGGCGCATGAAGCAACATGCCGAAGCGAACACAGCTAAAACGCTGGATAGTAAGCAATTAGCTAAGGAATATGAGCCATACAACATTAATAAGCGGGCGTTTGAAGCGTTCGGGGAGGATTGAAAATGAGTGAATCAGATGAAGTAATAGAATGGCTTTTAAGTCAATTGGCACAGGCTTGCTAGCGATTGGAGGTAGTAACGATGACCGATGAAATGAAAGAATTACGTAAGCGGCTTAACAATGTCATTATTGATAGCTGGAATGAGGGACGTTTCGAGGATGTCAAAGGAATTAAGATTGCTTTATATGAGTTGGAACATTTAGACGAACCTTATATGGGCACTGATTATTCGCAAGGAGGTGATGACGATGATTAAGTTTAGGGGTATTCCAACGATTAGTACTGAAAACATGAAAGTCATTAATGCTAATTACGATGGGACATTTGTGTATGGAAATTTGATTAGTGACGATGATCGAGCTTTCATTATTGTATCTGGTACTTAAACGGCTAGGTTCAAACCTGATTGGACAAGCTGCTATGATGAACTTTTTGACACATTACTATTCAGTGAAGCTTAAGAAAAGTAGATTTGTTAGATGGATTATTAAATAAAGTTCTTATTTTATAGGAGGATGAACAATGACAAAAGAAATTGAACCACGAGTTGATGATGAAGGTACTTTAATTAAGAAACATGATGTGTTGGTTAACGTGAATAACGGTGAAGTTGTGCTGGTGATTGACACTACTAATCAAGCGGGCGTCAGTGGACTCGCTGTTGAAAACAGGTATGCAGGCATTGGTGACTGGCTAGATGTATACCCAGATCGAGCATTTCATATCGTAGGCAATGCTGATACTTCGATTGGTTAAATAAAAAAACGCAGCCATTGCTGACTACGTTTACTTACTTGGAATAGGCAAATTCTACTACAATTACCAAAGCATTGCAACGTTACTGAATAATTAAAAACCCTACACTGATTAGGGAAAATGTAGGGCTGGGGGAAGCGTATAGAACGCTTACAAAGTAAGTTTACATCAAAAATAACAATTTTACAAAAAAGTATTGCTATTGCTGACAGTGCTATGATTAATGACTACAAGGAGGAATTAGTTTGCGACTTTCAACTATCCGCAAGGTGGAAGATATCTTGCGAGACTACCCGAAGATTGACAAATATATCGAAGACCGTGAACAAGAATTGCGATACCCGGTGAAACCGGCTGATGACAACGTGGGTGGAGGCAAGGCACAATATAAATATGGTAGCCAGACGTTAGACATATTGATTACAATTGACGATGATCGGTGCATTAATACCTTAAGGCGACAACAAAACGTGATTACTGACTGCTTGGATGATGCTGGCAAGGATACGGAAGTCATTATTAATGAGTTGTATTTTCGTAAACGACCGCAGTATACAATCGATGGTCTTATTGCAAACCACCTAATTAACGTTAGTCGTCGTAATGCGTTTAGATTAAAGAATAGTTTCATTAAGGAATGTGCAAAAGGTTTTGGTCTTTATGATATTGACTAAGTTGGCACTATTTTGGCACTTTCGACCCCTAAAAACGTGATAAATTAGTAGTATGCCAAATGTGATTGACGTGCATGAAGTAATCCTCCAAATTACAGACTGGTAATCGCTGTGGGCTAATTGGTAAGCCACAATTGGATGTAGGTTCGAGGCCTACCGGCGATATAGTTATATAGCATGGTCACTCATGAGGGCTAAACATTTATAACACGTGCTTGTGGCGGAATAGGTAGACGCACAGTTAGATGCGAGAAACGGGTGTTGGTTGACAACCAGTATGTCCACACGTCATGTAGGGTGCAAATCCCTACCAAGCACATTAAGCAAGTAAGTATGCAAGCGATAGTGCGTGAAATCATTTGAATCAACAATAACTCAGCTTACTTGCTTGCTGTTCAGTGCGGAAAACTGGACGGCACCTACATAAGACGCGCAATTAAACTGGCCACCAGATTGCATGCAGGAACATGCGCGCTGTGGTAATATAATCAAGCATGGTTGCAAAAACTATAATCGTTTTTCTGATAATAACCGTGTACAGGAGCCTGACATTTAGTTGGGATCTTTTCAGTAAAGTAAATAGTGTGTATTGCAACTCAAATGATGTTGGATATAGTATGATATAAAATTGTATTGTTGAATAACAGGATCGCCATCTTATGAGGCAACAATACATAGGCCTGGCTGACGTCAGGCTTTTTTAAGTACATACGATTAGGAGGAACCACAATGAATATGGAAGGCAACGAGGCTATTGAGAATGATTGGAAAAAAGTTAATCTAGAACTATTTGGGGTACAATATCCATTCTGTTCAAGCAACGAGGCAACTCATGGTAAAGATGATTAACACAAAATATGACTACGTCACGCCACAAGAAGCGGAGATGGATGCTCACTTAGATAAATGGATGAAGCGTCGTGCTAATAAGCATGGCGCTTTTAGTTTGGATAAGAAACGGAGGAAGCAACATGCCAAGGACAAGAAGATGCCGCTATCCTAACTGCCATGCAATGGTTGCATTCCCTGACCACTATTGTCAGCAACACTATGAGCACGAAGCTGAGTACTTGGCTAGTCGGCAGCGTTGGGCACGTAGCAATGACAAACAATACACACACAAGTACAACACGGTCACGCGTTATCGCAATGAAGACAAGCGTCAGCAATACAGCTTCTATCGTACAAGGCAATGGTCACACCTAAGGCAACAAGTCCTGGAGCGTGACCATTACTTGTGTGCTTACTGTAAAGTGCAAGGCGTTATCACACCAGCAAAAACAGTCGATCACGTCGTGCCGATTGAGTTTGATGAAACACTGAAAGCTGACATTGATAATTTAGCTGTTATCTGTGGGAGTTGCCATCGTGCTAAGACGGACTGGGAACAAAGCTACTATGGTACAGGTCAAGGCAACGAGCTGCAAAGTGTGACACCAATCAATGATTTATCGTCAATCGTTGTGCTAATGAGCAATTGATTTATTGACGCCTGTCGTGTGATTTAAGCGATTTTAAATTTATTAGTATAATTGGTCGCAGCCTAAATTAAAACACACCCCGCCCCCCCTTAAACGCCAAAAAAAGAGCACACACATTGCCGTTTTCTTGTAATAGAAACAATTTTTGAAAATTTTTAGGTAGGGGGGGTCACCCAATAATGAAAGGAGGTAGATAAAATGAAAAAAACAGATAAAGACGTCAACGGTGGTCAATTAACACGTACACCTCCAGCTTACTTAGGCCGGCAAGCTAAGGTCGTTTGGCGTCGATTAGTGCCTTTTTTAGAAGAAAATACCCCAGTTAAGCGCATTGATAGTGGGCTTGTAGAACAATATGCTTCCCAATATGAGATTTATCGCAATGCGTATAAACATATCCAGGAAAATGGTGAAGTCCAAGCAATCTATAAAACGTTACAAGATCAGACCGGTAAAAAAATTGGTCGAGACTTCGTGGGTTACAAGCGTAATCCCATGACACAAATTTACGATTCAGCGGTTAAAAATCTGACTAAACTAGGCGCTGAACTAGGCTTGTCGCCAAAATCGCGTAGTGATTTGTTAAAGCTGAATTTAGATGATCATAAAGACAAACGTAGCGTCGCTGATCGAATGAAAGAGTTCTTAGGATAGGCGGTAATTATGAAAGTTGATCTAACACAAACACACGACGTCTTGGGCGTTTACCAATCAATCGATTGGCAATCCATTAAAACACGTTATAACGATGCTGGTACTAAATACGCTTTCTCAGTTTTAGATGGTGATGTTGTTACCGGCTATTTGATTAAGCTGGCTGCGCTACGACATTTGCGTGATTTACAGCGTCAGGGAAGTGTTGACTTTTCCTTTCATTATTCAACCAAGAAAGTTTCACAGGTTTTGAAGTTTGCAGCAATTTGCCCGAATGTTGATACTGGTGAACCCACAAAACTAATGCCATGGCAAGAGTTTATTATGGCAATGCTGATTGGTTGGCGTAATGATGACGGTGGCAAGCGCTTTTCACGAGCAATTGTTTCCGTTGCGCGGGGCCAAGGCAAAACTTATCTTATGGCGATTATTACTGCCTATAGTTATTTAATTGAGTCATTGGGACTATCTAACCAAGACTATCTAGTTTCATCCATTAATTACAAACAAACGAGCAAGATTCTGGGCTACATTAAGTCAATGCTTGCTAAGATTGCAACTATTGAGCCATTTAAGTCATTGATTGCTGATAGTGGGTTAGATACACGGACACTGTCATCACAGGCGGATCAAGTCACAATGAGCAAAACTAATAATAAGCTACGGGCAATCAGTCACGAAGCCGGTCAGTACGATAGCTTTCATTTCACAACGGCTATATTTGATGAAATTGGTGAAATTAAAACACGACAAAAGATTTCTAAAATCGTTTCGGGCCAAGTTAAGGTACGTAATAAGCAATTTATTCAGATATCAACGGCATATCCTGATCCAACCGTGCCATTCCATGATGATGAACGCATGATTCAGCAAGCCATGGAACAAGATTATTTGCGAGATGCTGATACATATTTGGGCCTTATCTGGTCACAGGATAGTCTGGACGAAACTTATAAGCCTGATATGTGGGTTAAAAGTAATCCCTTGCTAGATTTACCGAGCCAACGAGAAGTGTTGCTTAACGGCTTGACAGACAAGCGCGATTCTGACGCTTTGTCGGGTACACTCAACGATTTCCAAAATAAAAACCTCAACTTGTGGCTAGAACAATCGGCCGACAGCTTCTTAAAACTACCCGACGTTGAAAAATCTATTGTGCCGTCATTTAGTTTTGATGATCGGCAAGTTTATATTGGTTTTGACTACTCGATGTTTAGTGATAACACGGCGCTAGCGTTTGTATTTCCTTATCGCGATAACAATGACAAACCACGATGGTTTATTTATCAGCACAGCTTTATTCCGTGGCAGAAAGCTGGTTCGATTGAAGCTAAAGAAAAACAAGACGGTATTAATTATCGGGACTTAGCTAAAAAGGGATTTTGTACAATTAGTAGCCATCCGCAAGGACTGATTAATGACGAGCAGGTTTATCAGTGGTTACTTAACTTTGTTGAACGGCATCGACTGGAAGTTGTTTTCTTCGGCTATGACGCGTGGGGGCTAACACCTACAATCAAACAATTGGATTTGAATTCAGGCTGGCCATTGCAAGCCATTCGGCAACGGACTAGTGAATTGAAGGATCCAACTAAGTTTTTGCAGACGATGTTTGTTGAAGGGTCAGTTGACCGCTTCGATGATCGAATTATGGAAAAAGCATTACTAAATGCTGAAATTTATGAAGACAAAATTGGTATTCAAGTCGATAAAGCTAAGGCCACGTTGAAGATTGATGTTGTAGATGCGTTAATTGATGCTTTATTCCAAGCCATGTATCACTTTGAAGACTTTTCAGACGTAAACAATCCTGATAAACAGGTCGAACGCATGAGCGAAAAACAAGTTCTTGAATGGTTTAATAACCCGGAGTCAGGATTGCTAGGAGATGATATTGATGATTTTTAAACAATTTTTTGCGACTATCTGGCATTACTTTGATGTACTGTGTTTCATTCTAGGTATGGTTGCTGGAGTGTATGCAGCCTTTTTGTTTGGACAGGCACAAGGCGTCTTAGCAATCGCGGTAGCTTTATTCTTAGTTGGCTGGCTTTCGGAAGTCGTAACAGCTGGCCAAAAAGGAGGTGATTAATAATGCCCTTTTTTGAACCACCAACGGTAAAAAATAATTCAGTTAGTATTCAAAGCGTACCAGTAGACGACGATAACATTGTTAATTTCCTATCACCAACTGGCGATAATGAGTATGTTAGTGCCAAAGATGCTTTGGAAAATTCAGATATTTATTCAGCAGTTAATCAAATATCTGGAGACTTAGCCACGGTACAATTAATGGCTAATATGCCACGAGCACAAGGAATTTTAAATAATCCTAGCACGACAGCTAACGGCCACACATTTTGGCAGTCGATGTATTCACAATTGTTATTGGGTGGTGAATGCTTTGCGTATCGTTGGCGTAATCCTAACGGTTTAGATTTGCGCTGGGAATATTTGCGACCTAGCCAAGTTCAAACATATCTATTAGATGATGGTAGCGGCTTAACCTATACAGTTACCTTTGATGAGCCCAATCTTGGCGTACTTCAATATGTACCACAGTCTGATATGATTCATATTCGCTGGGCTAGTACCGATGGCGGTATGACGGGTAATAGTCCATTGAAAGCATTATCGAATGAGTTACAAGTCAAGAGTTCGTCTAATAGTTTAACGTTGGCTGCATTAGCACGTTCAATTAGCGCTCCTGGCGTTCTATCTATTCAGCACGGTGGGCTGCTGAGCGAGAAGATGAAGGCTAGCCGTTCACGTAACTTCATGAAACAGGTGAACAGTTCAAATGGTGGTCCGGTAGTTATTGATCAACTTGAAGATTACAAGCCGCTAGAAATGAAAGCCGATGTTACTAAGCTGTTAAGCCAAACGGATTGGACGAGTAAGCAAATTGCTAAAGTTTTTGGCATTCCTGATAGCTATTTGAATGGCCAAGGTGACCAGCAAAGTAATATCGACCAAATTAAAGGCATGTACACAAATGCCCTTAATCGCTATTTACAGGCGATTTTAGCTGAGCTGGATAATAAGCTTAATGCTAAGATTACGGCCAATATACGGACTGCTGTAGACCCATTGGGAGACTCATTTGCAGCTACTCTATCAGGGCTAGCTAAAGATGGCACGATTGCCAATAATCAAGCAACTTGGCTACTACAGCAGACTGGTTATTTCCCGGATGAAATGCCTGATGCTAAGAATCCAACAACACAACAAGTTGTAATTCAATCTGGAAAAGTAGGTGATAATGATGACAAAGAAAGTGATGATTAAAGGCGACATTGTTGATGATCAAACAGCTGGCTTCTATCAATTCTTCGGAATGCCAGCAGTATCACCTTCAGGTGTTGCTGACATTTTAAATGATAACGACGACACTGACGATGACGACGGCGACGACGAAGAACTTGAAGTCGACATTGCTTCCAATGGTGGTGATGTTTTTGCGGCTAGTGAAATTTACACTATGCTAAAGAATTATGCTGGCAATGTCACAGTTAATATTCAAGGCTTAGCCGCTAGTGCGGCAAGCGTGGTTGCTATGGCTGGCGATCATATTAACATTTCACCAACTGCACAAATTATGATTCATAAGGCTTGGTCACAACCAGCTGGTAATGCTGACGATTTGGAACATGAAGCCAGTATTTTAAATGGCATTGATCAATCAATTGCCAGTGCCTATGAAGCTAAAACTGGCATGGATCAAGCTGACTTGCTACAACTAATGGCAAATGAAACATGGTTAACCGCTAGTGATGCCGTTGATAAAGGCTTCGCTGACGAAATTATGTTTGCTAATGACCAACAATTACAACCGGTTAACGCTATTTCACATATTCCACCTAAATCTGCAGTTAACAAATTGATGAACCTCATTTACAAGGCGGATAAGGATAAAGCTAAACCGTCTAAAGAAGAAAATACTACTAATAGTCAATCTGCTGAATTACGAAACAGCAAATTGGCTATTTTATTTGGAAAAAATTAAAAGGAGGCCAACTAATGGCTAATGTTAACACAATGAATGATGCCTGGATTGCCCAAGGGCAAAAGGTATCAGACTTAAACGACAAATTGAACGCAGCTGTCCTTGACGACAGCTTTGACCAAGACAAATTTAAAGCAATGAAACAAGATCGCGACAATGCGGTTGCGCGGCGTGATGCTTTACATGAACAATTGGAAGAAGAACGCAAGGCTCAAGAAATTGCCAATATGGATGATAAGAATAAGACCCAACTTGATGATGACGAAGAAGGCATCAAGGCTAAGTTCATTAAGGACTTCCAAGGCATGATTAAAGGTGATCCTAAAGTTATGAACTTGGTAACTTCATCTACTGACGCAGCCGGCAACGCAATTGGTTTGACTATTCCTCAAGATATTAAACGGCAATTAATACGCTGGTTCGCAAATACGATTCATTACAACAGTATGTTAATCGGGAAACTGTTTCAACTCAAACTGGGTCACGAGTTTACGAAAAATGGACTGATGTTACTCCGTTAGCTGATTTAGATGATGAAACGGCTACCATTGGCGATAATGATGATCCTAAGTTATCCATTATCAAATACACGATCCATCGGTATGCTGGCATTACTACTGCTACTAATTCATTGCTAAAGGACACGGCTGACAACATTTTAGCTTGGCTTTCTCAATGGATTGCTAAGAAGGTTGTCGTTACTCGCAACGCTCAAATCATTGCAGCGATGAACAAAGCACCTAAGAAACCAAGTTTGGCTAAGTTCGATGACATTATTACGATGATTAACACTGCTGTTGATCCTGCCATCAAGTCTACGTCATTCTTAATGACAAACACGTCAGGCTTAAATGTGCTTTCCGAAGTTAAGGATGCTATGGGACGTTACTTATTACAACCAGATCCAACACAACCTGATCAATATTTAATCCGTGGTAAGCGAATTGTGGAAGTTGCTGATAAGTGGTTGCCTAACGTTGGGACTGCGTCAGCTCCAGCTTACCCACTTTACTATGGTGATTTATCACAAGCGGTAACTTTGTTTGACCGAGAAAATCTTTCATTGCTGACTACCAATATTGGTGGCGGTGCCTTTGAAAAGGATCAAACTAAGATTCGCGTGATTGATCGTTTTGACGTTGAAGCTACTGATACAGAAGCCTTTGTTGCAGGTTCATTCAGCACAATTGCTGACCAACCAGCCAACTTTGCAGCAAGTTCTGCTACAACGACTGACGGGAAGTAACTAGTCAGCTATGTCGCCAATAAATAAACAATACAGCAACAATCTGGGCGGCTAAGTAAGGATGTGATTAAAATGGCAGCCGATTTAAAAACATTAAAATCATCTTTGCGAATTGACGGTAATGATGATGACGAGCTACTAAATGGCTATTTGTCTGCGGCTACTAACTATATTAAGCAGTCTATTGGTGATGAAAATGACGTTTCAGGTTTCTACGAGATGGATGGCGTTAGTGACTTGTTTGAAACGGCTGTTTACGCTTTAGCTGGTTCATACTGGTATTACCGGACATCAATTACTTCAAACGCTGTTAATCCAGTTGATTTAGTTGTCGATTCAATTATCGGACAATTGCGTGGCCTATATAACCAAAAACAGGACGAGGTGAGTGACAATGGCAATCAATAAGTTAACTCCAGTTGACTTTAACCAGCGTATACAGATTGGCACTGTTAGCACTGTTCAAAATCCTATTAACGGGACTAGCAAGCAGACATTTGTTAGCCAGTTTAGTTTATACTGCGCGCCCTATACACGATCGATTGCATATTCATACCAACTTACAGCTGAGCAATTAGAACAAGTCGTAGTCATTATTAGGCATAATCCTAAAGTTTATGAAGGAATTAAATGCCAATATAAAGGTAAACTTTACGATGTCATCAATGACAGCATGGATGATTCTAGCAATTATCTGTCTTGCGATTATTTGACACTCAAACAGGTTACTAAGGGGGCATAGCTATGGCAAACGACGATATGGCCGACCAACTTGAAAACTGGCTTAAAGATGTCCACAAGCTAGTCCCCGATGAAGCTGAACAGGAGCGCATAACTAAAGCTGGTGCTAAGAAGTTAGCTGATAACTTAACCGAAGTCACGAAAAAGAAACATTATTCAAGTCACAAGGACAAGAAATACGGACACATGGCTGACAACATAAGCTATAACAGTAATGACATAGACGGTGAACATGATGGCAGCTCAATTGTAGGTTGGACTAATAAGTACCATGACATGAATGCCAGAAGGTTAAACGATGGTACCAAGTACATCAAGGCTGACTACTTTGTCGACCAGAACTTAGCTGACAGCCAAGATGATGTCTTTAACGCCATGCTAAATGAGTATAAAAAGGGGGGCGATGACTAATGCTATTACCAGTATCACAGGTGCCTAGCCTAGTTAATTCCCTCAACTTAACGTGGATCGATAAAGTATACCTGAATACAATTCCTAAAGATGATTTAGACAACACTACTAGTACAGTCATGCTATTGCAAGAAACCGATTCAAGCCCAGCTTATCTTGCAAACAACACGTTTAAAGGCTTAGCAATGGGTGTTGAGATTCAAATATTCTACAAGGTTCATCTAGAGGATGACTTTAACCCATTGGAAGCCGAAATAGGTTTGATGAAAGTTCTTAAAGATTCCGGCTGGTTAATTGTATCTAGCCAGCACCACACAACTGACCCAGATACCAACCAAGTGACCAAAACAATCTATGTAACTAAAAATGAAATGATTTAAAGGAGAGATATTTAAATGTCAAAACGCAACATTGTAAAAGCAACTTTTGCTTTGCTAGACGATAACGGTGACTTAATTAAAGATCCTGCCAAAGGCCTATCTGCTGATGGCATCTATGTTGCTGACCACCAAGGTGAAGGCTTCAGCCAAATCAACGTTACTGCTATTGAAGCAGCTGGTACACCTGGTTGGGGTAATGGACAAATCAAACGGACTGCTTATGGTAAGTCTATGCCTACCTTGGCTTTAACCGCTTTAGACTTGGACTTCAAGATTAACCAGATGTTAAAGGGATACACGCAAAGCGCCAACACAGGTGCCTGGGTACGCCAACTTCCTAAGCCGCACGTTGCGATGATTGCTGAATCACAATCATTAGACGGTGATATTTCAATCTATGAATGCTTTAACAATATTGAATTCGTTGAAGAAGCATCTAACAACTCAACTGATACCAACAGTGAAGCTGCCTACTCAACAGCCCTAAATGGTACTGTCTTAACGCCATTAAAGCCTAACATCTTCTTAGCTGCCAACGGGGTACAACAACCTTATATGATTGCCAAATCAAATGACGCTAACTTCAGCTTAGATAAGCTCATGGCCGAAACGTTTGGTGGATACACCAGTTCAACGACTGGTACTACGACTGGCAGTACGACTAGTCACTAGTAACAATTAAAAGGTTTGCCTTAACTGGGCGGCCTTTTAATACATACAAATTTAAATAAAGGGGTATAAATCACCATGAAAATTAATGCTAAAAATTATTTTAGAATCAACAAGACGGCCAATGTAACACCGACTAACAATATCATTCGATTGGCTACCAAGGTTCAAATTAGCATGCTGGAATCTCAAGATACTGAAAAAGAAGTCACTGAACTAGACGCCATGAAAAACGGCCTGGAATTACAGGACGATATGGACGATTTTGTGCAACGTGTAATGGGCTACACTGATCAGCAGATGGAAACAATTAACGATACCATCTCAATTGAACGATTTGGTGAAGGCGTTGGCTACCTAATTATGCGATTAAATGGTATCTCAGATGCTGACATCAAGTTATCTGAACAGAAGCAACGCAAAGCAATCGAGGATGCTAAATCGTCAAAATAAGCCGGCACAAGCGTAACAGTGAGCTTAAAAAGGAAGTCCTAAAGTTGAAAAACCAACAGGAAGACTTCAACCTACTAGCTCAACAGCTATTAGCTGAGGGATTATCACCGAAAGACTTTGATGATAGTTCCTTTTTTAATATGATGGCGACTTTGAACGCTCGTAAAAAGGAAGACCGTGCTGAACTAGTTGACCCACTGGATGCCATTAATCAAACATATGGCTTATAGCGTTTGTGCCTAAAAGGAGGTTAAAAAAGAATGGCTAAAAAAGTAGTCGGCCGTGAGATGACCAGTAGGGTTGGACTAGACAGTGCTGAGGCCGTTAAATCTCTCAAACAATTAACAGCTGAGGTTAAAGCCAGTACTAGCAGTTGGAAAGCTCAAGAAACGGCTTTAAAATCATCTGGAGAGTATCAAAAGGCGGCAGCAGCTAGGGTAGACGGATTAGCTAAATCAATGGAAGCTCAAAAGGCTAAGATTGATGAGTTAAAGTCGCGCCAAGCAGGCCTAAATAGAGATACTAAAAATGGTGAAGAAGCTTATTTAAAACTATCAGACCAGATTAACAAGGCTAGTCGAAGCTATGACTCAATGGGTGGTCAACTAGACCGTGCCAAGTCAAAGTTACAGTATTACAATTCAGGTTTGGCCGACCTGCAAAAAGGCTATAAACAAAGCACAGCTTTAAGCGAATCCTATGTTAAGCGCCTGGAAGCCGAGGGCAAGTCAGCCGAAGCTAACAAAGCACGTTTAGGCGGTTTGAAACAGGCTTATTCGAACATGGAGGCTCAATATAAGGCTCAAACTAGCGAACTTGAACGTATTAGGACTGCCAGTGGAGCTACTAGTGACGCTTATAAACGTCAGCAAGTGCGTGTTAATGAGACCGCAACAGCCATGGCTAAAGCTAAGACTAGCCAAAACGAGCTACTTAAGGCGATGGAAAAAGAGCCACATGCGTTCATGCACGGTGTTCGGTCTAAGCTAGATTCAATTGATGATAAAGCTAAGAAGACATCTCATTTATTTGGTACCATATTAGGCGCCCACTTAGTTGCTAACGGAATCACCAATGCAATTGGCCAAATTACGGCTAGTTTTGACACTTTAAAAGATTCCGTTGTTCAATATGATAATAAGCAACGTACAATGGCAGCCACATGGGAAACATTAACAGGCTCTGCTGGTAAGGGTAAACAAATGGTCGGCATTGGTAATGAGTTAGCTTCGGCCTTCAACCAAAATATCAATGTGGTTGATGAACTTAACCAGTCGTTCTACCATGTGTTTGATAATGCACCACGGACTAAAGAATTAACCAAATCCATCTTAACGTTGGGTGATACACTTAACCTAAGTGACGATAATGTTACCCGACTAGGCACCAACTTTACTCATATGTTATCAAGTGGCAAGATGCAACTTGGCGACTTCAACCTGATTAACGACCAATTGCCAATGTATGCTGAAAAAATGTTGGAGTTTGAAAAGAAACAGCAACATAATAGTAAGTTAACTATGTCAACACTGCGTAACCAAATGAGTGCCGGTAAGATTAGTGCTAAAGACGCCGAAGATGTTATGAACTCACTTGGTGGCAAGTACGCTGAAGCTTCAGAAAACTTGATGAAGACCATACCCGGTATGGAACGATCAATCAGAACTCAAATGCCAGCATTGCTAGATGCCGTTTACAAGCCGATTGCCAATATGAAGTCCCCATTAATGGGCCAGTTTACCAAGTGGATTGGCGATAAGAATACTAAAGCTGAGTTTAAAGATGTTGGCAATGCACTAGCCTTGCAGATTAATGACACGCGTGGTGCTAGTTCGTCACAAAATTAAAAAATCCTAAATTATAGACTAAAATTGCCAGTTCAATTTTTAGTTGAAAGCCAAAGGCACTCCGCGTTAAGTTAGTTTCAATTCCAAAATCACTAACTAAGGTAGAAAAACGCGATTCAATTGTGCGACGTAACGCCTTGAGCGCGCGCTTATTATGTTCCTTGGCCCCCTTCATATTCGAACGGTATGGTGTCCATAACGTGTAGCCTAATTGCTTAAATTCAGCGCCAAGTCGCTTGCCTACATAACCGACATCGGCCAAAACAATTGGACAAGGACAATCATCAATCAAGCTAACGGCAACTTTTGTATCATGGACCGAAGCGGCAGTCACCACATAATTCAGAATGTAGCCATCAGTGGTTACTAGCATGTGGGTTTTAAACCCATAGAACGACATTTGCTTAGTGGCATTGTAGCCAATATTAGCTTGCCCAGCAAAAATACGTGCTCTAAATTTACGTACTGGTTCACACAATGGATTCGGCAAACTATCAATGATTGCGATCTGTCCAGGTTGGGCTGCTTCACGCGTCAAACCAGTACGGATCGCATTGACCACGGGTAATAATTGTAGTGCGCGACGGTTGAACCGTGACCGACTAATGGTGATTTTTTGCGGCATAAAGGCGGTCATCAAGCGCCAAAAACGGCGTTGTGATTGGATACCAAGCGTTGTTTGTAAACACAGTAGCGCCAACAATCGACAGTCATCGATTTTAACGTGCGCCACATTACGCCGTTGCGTCACACAACGCGGGCAATAGCGCTGGTAAAGCGACTGGCACAGCTGATAAAAATAATGATAGTTACCTTGTAATTCGTGACGAATTTGTTTAAACTTAGGATGGTTCAACATCGTTAGGACTCCTTTTAAGTTTAGTCACTTATGAGTCTAACTGTGTTGGACTTTTTTGTTAATTTTTTTGTATTATTACAAACTAGCACCACGCGTATTAATGACATAACTAAAGCGTTTGCTGGTAAAAAATTTAATGTTGGTGATAGCCTCAATAAGATGTTGGCTAATCTAGCAAAAGGCATTGATAAAGTTGGCGCTAATATTGTTGCTCATAAAAAAGAAATAAAGTCATTCTTTAGTTCGATGAAGACCGCTTCCAAAACATCTTTCAACGTATTTGTACAATCACTTAAGGACATTGAACCAATATTGAAGATTGTTGGTGGATTCGCTGAGAAACACCCTAAAGTATTCGCTGGTTTAGCTTCTAGTGCGTATGTTGCAAGTAAGGGTATATCTGCATTAAAGCTAGCCTTTAGTGGTTTAGACTTTGCGAAAGGCATAGGTGGTAAGCTTAGCCGAATTGTGTTCAAACCAAAGGTTGATGGAGCTGAGGGTAAACGAGAGCTAACCAAGTTTGCAAGTTTTGTTAAGCGTTCAGGAACTGGAATGGGTCGCTGGTTAAAGATGGCTGCTAGTGTAACCACTAGTAAGGCCAAAGGTGTGCTTAGCAGTATGTGGACACACACTAAATCAGTTGGTGGCAAGATTGGTAAGGGCTTGAAGTGGACGGCTAAGATTGCTTATAAGGGTGCTTCTAAGGCATTCAGTGTGCTAGGTGCTGGTATTAAAACACTAGGTAAATCATTCCTATCATTGGGCAAGTTGTTACTAGCTAACCCAATCGGCCTAGTTTTAACTGCTGTGGTTGCCTTAGGTGTAGCATTCTATGAGGCATACAAGCACATTAAGCCGTTCAGAGAATGGGTTAACAAGACGTTTAAAGCGGTAGTTAACTTTGGCAAGGGTATTGCTAAATGGGGCTCAAATGTCGGCAAGTCAGTAGGCAAAGCCCTAAGCAATATGTCTAAAAAGTGGAATGGATTTAAAAAGAGCTTTAAGAAGAGCTGGAACAAACACTGGTCAGACGCTGGCAAGAGCTTAAAGGGTGCCTGGAATGGATCATTGAAGCATACTAGAGAGTTCTTTAGTAGTGTTGGTAAGAAGTGGAATGGCTGGAAATCGAGTTTTAAGAAGAGTTGGTCAAAGCATTGGTCAGCCACGGGTAAATCGCTCAAGAATAACTGGGACGGTTCGTTGAAACACACTAGAGAGTTCTTTAGTAGTGTTGGTAAGAAGTGGAATGGCTGGAAATCGAGTTTCAAGAAAAGCTGGTCAAAACACTGGAATAGTACAAAATCTGGCTTACACAATGCATGGAACGGCTCATATAAGCATACTAAGAATTTTTTTGGTAGCATGGGCTCAAAATGGGTTGGCTGGAAGAAGAGCTGGTCACATAGTTGGAATAGCCATTGGAACAAGATGCGGTCTAACTTGCATAGTTACTGGAACAAAGACTTGAGCCATACTAGAGTGTTTGGCAAGTCCATGGGTGGCTGGCTATCAACCTTCAAGGTTAAATTCAAAGGTGGCTGGTCTAGTTTAGGAACCGGCGTTGAGAATATCTTCAAAGGTCTTTGGAAGAACCTAAAGAAGTTTGCTAGAGACGGTATGAACGATGTTATCGACCTTATCAATGGTGGTATCAATGCGGTAGATGCTGTTATTCATACCTTTGGTGGCAAGAAGAAAACCATTGCTGACTTGCATCATGTTCATTTTGCCGAAGGTACTGGTATGTTTAGTGGGTCACGGAATCCAATTACCAAGCCTACTATGGCAATGCTAAATGATGGTAACGACAGCCCCCAAACTGGCAATAAAGAAATGGTCATGCTACCTAATGGCGAATCTGGTATTGTTCAAGGCCGTAACACTAAGATGATGTTACCAGCTGGTACTGAAGTTCTTAGTGCTAGTGAAACAGCCATGTTAATGGAAATGCAAGGCGTGACTAAGTATGCTAAAGGTACTGGCTTCTTTGGTGACATTCTAAACAGCGTGACTAGTGGAATTTCAGGCGTGACTAGTTGGGTCGGTAAAAAGGTTGGCAGTCTAGAGAAGTTCTTTAAGACCGCTGAAAAAATTATTGCACACCCAATTAAGTCACTCGAAAACCTGTTTAGCTGGTCTTCTAAGGACATCTCAGGTGTCATGAGTAACATTGGTCATGGCCTGTTCAATGGTGTTGAGAAGCAAGCTAAGACATGGTGGTCAACCCTATGGGGTGGCGTTAGTGACAGCCTAGATGGTGGTTCTTCTAACAATGCCTTTGTTAATGCCATGATGAAGTATGGTGCCACTAACAAGTACGTTTGGGGTGCTGCTGGGCCTAGTGCGTTTGACTGTTCCGGCCTAGTTGAGTATACCCTAAAGAAGCTTGGAATTAGCTTCCCACGGACTAGTGGTGAGCAGTATAAGGCTTCTAAGCATGTCAGCAACCCTAAACCGGGCGACTTAGTATTCTTTGGCCCCGGTGGTAGCGAACACGTTGAGGTATATACTGGGAATGGCGAGTTTTACAGTGCTGAAAATGAAAAAGACGGTATGGGTATCAGTAAAGTTCATGGTGGTGGCTACGGGTCATTCGCTGGTTATGGACGAGTACCCGGATTATCTGACAGTGATAGCTCGGATAAGTCTTCTAAGTCTAGTGGCCTGTTAGGCACCATTAAGAAGCAAGTAGGTAGTGGTTTCTGGTCATTCATTAGTAAGCTAGCTGACATGTTCGGTGATGGTGGTGGTTCCATTGAGGGTGGCGCTATCACTCACAGTATGATCAACCGAGCCCTAGAGATGGCCAAAGTACCAAGAAGATATTGGTCTAAGATGCAGTCAGCCATTATTAAGACAGCTGATAGTGAAACTGGTAACCGCAATATCATGCAAACTATCTCAGATGTCAACTCTGCTAATGGTAACCCAGCCGGTGGTCCATTGCAGTTCACCAAGACAACCTTTGACGCGTTTGCATTTCCGGGTCATCACAATTTCAGGTCTAGTTTTGACCAAGTATTGGCATTCTTAAACAACTCTGATTATCTTAATGCCACTGGTAATACCTCGATTTGGGGCCATGCTAAGTACGACTGGCTTCATAGTGGCCCACAAGGTCATAAGCGGTTTGAGAATGGTGGTATTATCAACACTAACCAGTTGATTGAGGTTGCCGAGCATAACAAGCCTGAAATGGTCTTGCCATTGACCAATAAGAGTCGAGCTAACCAGCTAATTGCACAGGCTAGTCAAGTTGTAAATGGCAACAATGGTAGCCAGATTGCGTCTACTAACAGTGAAAGCAATGAGAAGCTTGATAAAGTCATTGCATTATTGACGGCTTTAGTATCAGGCCAAGGTAATGTACAAGCAGTCATTGCTAAATCTGACGTGGTTAATGCCGTTAAATCGGATAATAAGACTACGTCACAATATTCACAGATGATGGGCTATTAAAGTAATTAATCAAAGGGTAGTCCTTAATTGGGCGCCCTTTTTACATAGCTAAACTTAAAAAGGAGGTTAAATCGTGACCTTACAACGAGATGATTTTGAATATGCTGGTTTAAATAGTCGGGACGACTTGCAGGTTGAGATGGGTAACGTGGTATTGCCTAGTGCACCGGCCATGACTGAACAAGCAACTGATATACCTGCTATGTATGGTAACCAGTTTAATGGCACTGACTTTACTAGTCGGACGATTAGTATTCCAGTGTCGATTTACTGTGCTGATAATCAAGACAGATTTAATCAGATAATGCACAATTTAAGCGGGTTGTTGTTAAGTGATGACCCTAGAGATAATGGTAAAGAATACCCACTAGTATTTGGCTTTGAACCTAAGGTGACATATTGGGGGCATATTACCGCAATTAGTGACCCGGCCCCGATTAACCCGGGTATGTATGACATGACGCTAACCATTACCTTTGTGCAATCCGACCCACGGGCAACCCTGCCACAGGTTGAAACACCCTTAAAGAACGGTTTAAATACAATCACTGTTGATGGTACTGCTAGAACAGAGCCAGTTATTCAAGTCATACCCAAGCGTGATTTAAAACACATTGGCTTTACCCTAAATGGTGGTGAGTATGGACTAGGCCCAGATAGTGATGAAGACCAAGCGGTGGCAGTAAAGCCTTATACGCAAGTTGTGAACAGTGACGTATTAAATACCATGGCTGAGTGGACTAATGATGCCAATGCAATTGCTCAGATGAAGACTGCTGGCAAGTACATTTATCAAGGTGAAGCTGATAGTAACCGAGATACTCAAGTGTTAATGGTCAAACTAGCCAATGGCGTTAAACAATATGGTACTCACCAACCAGACTGGTATGGCCCCGGTGTTCGTTTTACTGGCATGACGAATAGTCTGACTAACTATCGAGTTAAGACTAGAATCCACCATATCAAGCACTCAGGTACTCATAATGGGCGTGCAATGGGGCGGGTGGAAGTCCTGTTGTTAGACCCTAATGGGGCTACGATAGGCCGATTTGGTCTAGCTGATAGTAGTGGAGGTGGCACACCAACGTGCTACTTACAAATCACTAAGCCGGGTGGTGCTTTTGCTGGCGGTGATGGTAAACATCAAACCCTATTTATGGGTAAGGGCCCATCTGGTAGCTCTAGCAATGGTCGTGACCAGAAGATTAAAATTAAAACTGGCACCACGACTAAGACAGTGGTTAAACGATCACGCAATAGGCACGGAAAAGTAACCACTAGGACGATTAAGCGCAGAGTTAACAAGTATACAACTGTGGTCAATAAAGAAGAGAAGTCGGCGCTAAGCACTAGTTGGCTAGAACTCGACTTAATCAAAAATGGCAAGGTGTTTAGCTGGTCAATCACGCAATACTACACCAGCGGCAGGCATAATGGTCAACCATGTAAAGACCCTAAACGATTCCTGATTGTACACGGCACGTTTGTTGATAGGAATTCAAATTACCAGTCAGCCTTAGGTGGAATCGGTGGAGTGTTCTTCAAGCATTCAATTACCGAAGATGACCAAAAGGTGGGCTATGAAAACCCTTATCTATCAATTACTCACCTAGACATTTACCAAGTTAATGATGTGGCTCAGGACGCACCTAAGTACATTGCTAATGCTGGTCAAGAGATCGTCTTAAATTGTGAGACTGATAGCACCACAGTGGGCGGCAAGCTAGCTAGTCCAATCTGGTCAACGGACTATCCTAAATTAATCCCGGGGGTTAATAACCTGACGATGATTGGTGACTTAGATGACGCACAAATAACACTTAAATATTTACCCAGATTACTATAGCAACACTTTAAAGGCTTCCCAATTAAGGGTGGCCTTTTTACATAACTAAAACAAGGAGGTTAACAGATGGCTTTAAATAACCAGTATTTAATCCTAGATTCGAATTTAAAGCGGATTGGTACCCTAACCGTTGATGGTGCCACTAAGTTCTCTAACGACAGTGTCAAGATTCAACTAGCCGACTCAGATACAACTAGCACTAGCTATGATGATGACGTTAATGTGGGTACTAATGACACGTTTAATGGCACGATTAACCTAAATGCCCAGTCTAAGAAGTTTGACCATCAAGGTTCATTAGACGTGCTTCAAGGCCAACCTGATTCAGATAAGGTAGTGGCTGGTAATAACTTAGCCTATTATGACGAGCTTTCGGGTCATTGGTATGTCATGTACATTTATTCAACTGATAACGCTTCTAGTGCCGCTGTTAAACACGTCACAACGGCTAACTTTACCAACCTATGCTTGTACAGTTTAGCTCATCATTATCCTATTGCTACTACAGCTAGTGCCAGCACGATTCAGACAGCTTTTAATGAGTGTTTTAATGCCACTGGCTGGACACTAGACTATCAGACCACTAATGTGATGACCCCGACAATTACCATTGATGGTAAAACTAAAGCTAGTACGCTGTTACAGACACTCATTCAAACGTATGATGTTGAGATTGACCCTTATGTTGAGATTGATAGCCAAGGGAATATCACGAAAAAGGTGTGTGTCATTACTGACCAGCTGAACAATGATGTGGTTTATAACGAGGCGGTATTCGGTAAGAACATGACTAGTATTAAACGGACAACGGTATCAACACCGGTGACTAAGCTGATTCCTTATGGGGCTAACGGTAGCACGATCGCAGTGGTCAATGATGGTAAGCCCTATATCGTTGATGATGAGGCCAACCAGAAATATAACCCCGATTGGCAAGCTGGCCTGTACTATGAAGCCATTGTTACTGCTAATCAGATTAGTAACTCAGCCGGTTTAAAGTCATGGGCTAAGGATATGCTCAAACTGTACAACCACCCTAGAACATATTATGAGGTGAATGTAACACCCAACTTTAATCCGCCACTGGGAGCCACAATTAGGTTTAAAGATGAGCTAATTGAGCCAGTATTAGACGCCAGTGGACGGGTTATTCAACGGACAATCAGCTTTGCTAACCCTTATGGCAACACGGTTGGCTTTGGGGAGTATACAACTGTTCAAGCAGCCACCCCAGCATGGATGGAACAATACCAGAATGCACTCAGCAAGGCGGTTGATGAAGCTAAGAAGGACGCTAGTTCAATTAAACCGGTTGCTTTAACACCTGACGGTAACAATTTCACTGATACAACCCAGACTAAACGCTTAATCTTGCAGGCTTGGGAAGGTAGCACCAATATTTCATCATACATTGACAGCAAGGGCTTTATCTGGCGCCGTTATAATACCGATGGCACGGTTGACACTAGCTACCAACAAACGGGCTACTTAATTAATGCGGCTAGTAACGCTGTGGGTACCTTACACGGAACAATTGAATCCGACTATATCCAAGATGACCCGGAAATTAAGCTAGACACCACCGGGATTAGTTATTTAGGCGTCTATGGCCCTGATGATAATGGAGCTCATTCAGCCACTCAATACATGGCACGTTTAAGCAATGGGCAGTACCTAACTAGTCGGGCTCGTGATGACAGTGGCTCTAGTGATACCATGTTTGCTTTACAGGATAGCAAGTTTGCCGTGCAGTCAGTGATGTTACAAATCCATGGACAACATGGTGGGACGTTCGGCGTGCAGGAAGTCAATAACACGGTCTATATCTGGAACATTGTCAGCTTAAAGAACGATGGTAATTACATTCTCGTGCGGTTCCCATATGTAGCGGGGCTTACCTTACAGCCTACCGATAAACGAGTTCAACAGGTTATGGCACTAAAAGGTTACGGCCGAATTAACTATGATCGTCAACATGATATGGTCTCAATTGGCTATAACGATGGTAGCACAGACATTCTCAAAGCTAGTGACCTGCTAGCCGGCAATTACAACGTGCTATACAACTTTAACATCACCGATTATGGGATTGATTTTAACCAGAACACTTACCAATCTGAATGTCTAGACTTTCCTTACTTTTACTTTGCAGCCGGTGGTGGTGAAGCTGAGACTACTAACGACCCGCATAAAGTATGGGCCTTAAATGTCGTCCATAAAGGGGCCGAGTTTGAAGCTTACTTTGACAATGATATGGTAATGCCCAACCTAACCGATGAAAGCCGTGAAGTGGAAACTTGCAACGTCTTTTACCAAGGCACACAGGCCTACTTGTTAGTGACCTTTAACACGCGGGTACTAGAAATTGACCCCTATTCAGCTGAAAAGGAAAAGGTGTACACAATACCCATTACGAAACGATCGGCAGCTAGTGTGATTGATAAGGGGACAATCAATGAAAATGATAGCACGGCTGATTAGAAGGGAGGTGAATTAAATGGCTGAATCTAACGCAACTCAGGTCATCTTAACCGATGATGGCATTAAGATTATCAATGCTCAAAATACGGCTGATAATGCGGCTAGCCAAGCAGGAAATGCTGATAGCGCTGCTTTAATTGCACAGTCTACAGCGAATGCCGCTAAATCAGCCGCAGATAGCAATTACAACTACGCCAATTCAGAAGTAGCCGTCCAGTCTAATGCTACTGCTAAAGCTCAAAGTACGGCTGATAATGCGTTTAGCCAAGCTCAAGCGGTTGGTAGTCAAGCTAGTGCTGAGATAAGCAACAACTCTACAGCTACTGCTAAGGCTCAAAGTACAGCTGATAATGCGTTTAGCCAAGCGACTACAGCAATAGATAATGGCAAAGTAACTAGTCAAGCAGTGACAGACCTAAAAGACGGTTCCAAGCTAACGATTGCTGACCTAGAAAATGGACTAGCTACCAAGGTTGCTAACTCAGACTATGCTAGTTACAAGGTTCAGACAGCTAGCCAGATAGCGCAGAAAGTTGATAATGGTGCTTTCTCAGCCTATCAAACGACTACCGCTGACTTAATAGCCCAAAAGGTGGCTACTAAGGACTTTTCAGCCTACCAAGCTACAACTGCTAAGTCGATTGATAGTAAGGTGTCGTCTAACGACTTTAACACGTACAAGACACAGACTGCTGACCTGATTGATGACAAAGTTTCTAGCTCAGAGTATGCGTCTGATAAAACACAGACTGCTAGTGAGATAGCGGATAGAGTAAGTAATAGTGCTTTCTCAACCTATCAAACGCAGACGGCTAGTCAAATTGCTAGCAAAGTTGATAATGGTGCTTTCTCAGCTTATCAAACAACTACCGCTGACTTGATAGCCCAAAAGGTGGCTACTAGTGACTTCTCAGCCTACCAAGCTACAACTGCTAAGGAAATATCTAGCAAGGTTGAGTCTAGTGACTTCAAAACTTATCAAACACAAACCGCTGATATGATTGCTAGCAAGGTTTCTAAATCCGATGCTAATAACGTCAATTTGATACCATATTCAGCTATGCCAGAAGCTGATAATTTACAATGGGCTGAGTCTGGAACGGGTGGAACGCTAAGCGCAACGACACATGCCTTCTATCACAGTGGTGCCGATTCCCTGTATGAATTAAATACAGCTGGTTCTACCGAAGTCTTTGCTAAAAGCCCACGCTTTAAAATTAATGCTAACGCAACTTACACGTTCCAACTAAAAGGCTTTGCTAGTTCTAATGTAAGCAGTATGGACGTTTATGTTTTGGGCCGGCCCAATGGTAGTACTTCAGATTTCACAGTTGCCCAAGAAATAATTAAAGGGGCAGTATTATCTAAGTCAGCATTAGATTATCGAACGGTTACCTTTACAACAGGGGCGATTGATGAAGCTTATCTGCGTATTGATAATAATGGTTCGACCAATGGGACAATTTCGATACTAGGTTTTACCGAATTAAAATTAGAGCCCGGTGACACTGCGACACCTTATGTGTATGGCGCTGAAGACACTATGATTGCTCAGATGGCAGACGATATTCTATTTAAAGTTACTAAGGGCGATTTAATTGATGAAATTAACCTTCAAGCTGGTAATACCCTAATATCATCTAGTGGTCAACTAACGCTAGCTGCTGACACGATTTACTTTGATGCTAAGAAACCAGTTATAATTCCTAGTGCCAATATCACAGGGACGCTAAATGGCAAAACTATCAACGCCGGTTCACGACTAAACAGCTATGGCAACACTAGCTATCCGCTAACTATCAATCAAGATGGTTCAGTTACTAGTACGTCATTTGAAACAATTGACACTGAGATCGCTGCATTAAGAACGGTCATCAAAGACGGCACAGTTAAAACTAATTTACGTGGCATGACGCCGTTTGCAACTGGAATGTATTCAGCCGCTGACGTATCACTAGGTGCTGGTCAATTAGCGTTATTGGAAGGCTATTCAACCTCACAGGACCCAAACTTTAACGCAACCGGCATGAAGACAACTGGCTATGCAATATTAGATGCCAGCGCTGGATTAAGCTTGCACGGTACAACACAGGCGATTAACTTTAGTGGGACTGACCAAGACCAAACTACCGGTATCACGATGAATAGCTATGGTAACATCATTGGCTATCCTAACTCAACTTGGTGGCGGATTGTTTCTAACTCAGGTTCAAACATTGCTAACTTTGGGATTGATAGGGGTGGTTCAAACGTCATTCAGTTTAACCGTGAGCTAGATATTGGTAACTTCCACATTAATACCGGCCATACGTTTACTAGTGCTGATGGTGGTGCCATTCACTTTGCCAAAGGTAGAGGCGGCGCCAACGACATTTATGCTGGTGACGTTCACTATAATAGCTTAGTCAAGTCGTCTCTATTAAGTGTTAAGCGGGACGTTAAAAAGGCTGATACGTCCTATTGGGCACAGCTCGTTAACTCAATTGACTTAGCAACATACCAGTACAAAACTGACGATAATACGAGCCAAATTAGGCTGTCTAGCATTGTTGATGATGTGAATGATACTAAGCAGTGGCAATTACCGGACGTCTTTATCAACCGCGATGAAGATGGCAAGTTAAATGGGGTGGATGACAGTGTGTTATTGAACGCCACCCTAGCTACGGTACAGGAACAACAAAAGCAGATTGATCAATTAAACGGGCATTTATTAGAATTGGAGGCCAAATTAAATGGATAGTATTTTAATCACGAATTATAAACCAGATTACACGAACAATATTATGACGATCAGCATTCAAATTAACACGTTAGCAATTAGCTCACAGGTTAGCATTGCCATGGACGATTTCAACACTGCTATTGTAGGCGGTGTTGACAATGTTAAGTTAAAGGTGTTAAACACGCTGATTGATAGTCTGAACGCTTTAAAGCCAGTTACTACGACAACTACAACGACCACAAAGGAGGCTTAATATATGAATATCGATGCACAGGCTTTGATTAACAAGCTAACAAGCAACTATGCCCAAGCAATTGCCGTTAAAGACCAGCAATTAGCGATGGCTCAAGTTCAAATTGACCAGCTCAATGCCAAGTTGGCTGAGAAGGAGGCAGATAAAGATGGCGAAAACGCTTAGTTTTACTGATACGTCACCACAGACTGTTAAAATTGGCGATACCACCACTAGCTTTACGTTAATTTGTGGCAATGATAACGTGGCAACGGACTTAACTAATGCCACTTCAATTACCGTTAAATTGGGCAATAATAGTGGCTATCTTAAATCGACCACAGTTGACCCAACTAGTTTAACGGATCCAACGACTGGTCAAGTTACCGTTACCTTTACTGCTGACTTGATGACTAGTTTAACCGCTGGTAGCTATTCCATTGAAGTATGGGTGGTTGATAGTACCGGGACGTCAATCTACCCTAGTGATGGGTCAACCGGTTTTACTATTACCAATAACATTCAAAGTGCCAATGGTAGCACGATTACGACCATTACTTTTGATGACTTTGTTAATAAATTTAATACTATTGCGGCTAATGCGTTACCCGGAACTACTGATACTACTAACTTTCAGAAACGAAAAATTACGAACGATGATGGTAGTTATAATTTAAGTATTCTTAATGCAGTTGGCGTTGATGTGACGGACAAACTACTTTCTTTGCCGAGTGGTTTATATACCTGTTATATTCAGGTCGGTGCAAAAAACAATCCAAGTAACGATTCGCTAAGGGGGCTTATTTGGATTTCTGCTGGTTATGGCGGCGGAATTTTTGGTACAAACACTACTGGTGGACATAGCTCCTACCAATTGTTTATAGAGGGGACATCATTAACATGGAAGGAGCTAGCCGCAACAGCGAACTAAATTAGGAGGTAGACAATTGAATAAGCACAAGTTAAAGGCACTCATCTTAATGGTGGGCGCTATTTTTATGGCCTTTTTAATGGTCAATTTAAACAGTCAGGCTTCAACTAGTCGTGACCAAGGGGTCGACTGGTCTAAATATAACGGTAATAGTGGGACATTCGGCTATAGCACCGATAAGTTCGTGCTATCACAGGCGGGTGGCTTTTATGGCGGGACTAATATCCCTCAGACCACGTATAACAGCCAAGTTAAATCAGCTCAACAGGCTGGTAAACGGGTGCACACCTATTTATGGGACGGTGTCGGTGGCAATATGACCAATGCCAAGGCGATGATGGCCTATTACTTGCCACGTGTTAAGACGCCCAAGGGTAGTATCGTCGCGTTGGATTATGAGGACGGCGCTTCTAATAGCGTGACAGCTAACACTAATGTCATTCTAGCTCAAATGGCCCTCATTAAAGCGGCTGGCTATACACCAATGCTGTATGGTTACAAGGCCTATCTAAACGCCCATGTTAACACTAGCGCCATTGTTAAAGCCTATGGTAGCTGTCTATGGTTAGCTGAATATCCGGACTACTTGGTTAGAACTAGCCCTGATTATAACTGTTTCCCATCAATGGACGGCGTGGCTATGTTCCAGTTCACCAGCATGTATAAACCAGGTGGATTAGACGGCAATGTTGACCTAACGGGCATTACTAAGTCAGGCTACACGACTGCTAGCAAAAAACAAGCTCAAGCCAATGTTAAGAAGGCTCAAAAGGCTCAGGCAGCTAAGAAAGCCACCTTTAAGGTTGTCAAATACAACCAACGTGGGGTATTTTATCCTAACCGGACACTAGCTGTTCGTTATACGGATTCAGACAAAGTACGTCAAGTTGCTACCTATTACAAAGGCGAGAGCGTGACTTACAATGCCGTCATTATTGAGCATGACTATGTATGGGCACGTTACACCCGTTCAAATGGCCTATACGGCTTTATCAAGCTAGGTGTCACCAATGGGCATGACTACGGGAAGCGAGTTACTGGTCAGTTGGTTAGCCATATGTATTACACAGTCAAGTCTGGCGACAGCTGGTGGACAATCGCACAACGCAACGGCCTGAATATGACTGCATTAGCTAGCCAGAATGGAAAGACAATTTATACCACTATCTATCCCGGCCAGCGATTGGTGGTGCGGTAATGGCACAATATGACGATACAACTAAGTTATTAATGGACATTCAAAAGGACGTGGCTGCCACCAAAACGAAAGTGGATAACATCGAAGAAAAGCTGAATCAAGTCGACAATATTGATAGCAAGGCTGATAAGGCACTAGCTAAATCAGTTGAAGCTAGCCATCAAATCGACCGCGTTACAACTATTCAAAATTGGCTGATCGGTGTCTTGGTTAGTGGCGTACTAGTCACGTTAGTTATTTACATCGCAGAAAAGTTCCTTTAGGAGGAAAAATAATGACAAAATTTTTAAATGTAATTCAGGCAACACTCAAAGCTAACTACAAAAAGCCCGCTTATTGGGCCCAGATTATCGGGTCCGTGTTGATTATTGGCTTAGCTGTCGCAACGGTCTTCTTTGGTGTTAAGATTGACGCTAATGCAGTTGTGCTAGTGATTACCGCCGTGGGGGCAATCCTAGCTTTTGTCGGGGCAATTACGGATAATTCTATTTTGGAAGATACCGGCAATACGATCAAGACCAAGTCGAGCACGTTAGCTTCTACGGAGCAAACGGTCGTGGAAGCCTTGGCAGAAGCTCAAGCTAAGATTGAAGCAGCTAACTCAGCAGCGGCTAGTCAAGCCGAAGCCCAAGCGTCACAGGCGGTAGTGGCGGATTATAGTCAAGCGGCTAGCGCGGCGGCAGTTGGTGACACGGTCACGGCTAGTTCAGCAGCCACTTTAGCGTCATCGCTAGCGGCTAATTTGGATAGCAATGCGCAATCAGTTACCGAAACGACGTCAGAATCCGCCTCACAAGCAGGCTAAAAGTAGTATAATTAAATATTGAATTTGCTAATCCCCTGCGTTTCGGCGTGGGGGATTTTTAGTTTGGCAGAAGTATACAAAAAAGGACCAGTCAAGACTGGCCCAATGCTTAAAGTAAAATAGGTGTTTTTCTGTTATCCCCTCCCTAAAGGCCAAGGGAAAACGTTAATAATTATACATCAAAGCTGGCAAATGTAAAGAGGCTTATAGGCTACTCCGAGTATTGCGATACAGATTGATAAGCGTTGTCATTTCTCGATCAAGCTTTACAAAACGGTAAATAATAAGTATAATGCTAGCTGTCTCTAGGATGTTTCTAGATGATAGTTATAACTTGATTAATGCCCCTGCGTTTCAGCGTGGGGGATTTTTTTATGTATTACCCGCCTAGGGATTTTGGTGCACTTTTGGTGCATTCTTACTTTTGATGGGCTGTAAAAGCCTTGATATCGGTATATTTAGGTACAGGTTCGAATCCTGCCTGGGGGCATTAGTTTTATTTTCGATATGTTCTACTTGGAAAAGTCCTCGATTATTCGAGGACTTTTTTGTTTTTTTGTTTGAGACGCAATCAGATATTTTAATTAAAAAGCGGTCCATCTCAGCCATTATTCACTTCGAGTGATAGCTGAGATGGACCGTTCTGAGTTTGTTTCTAAATTCCACTAATTCGTCTGTTTCGTCGTAATATTACCATTTGCATAAACAAAGTAACTATTCAAATAATGACCGCGGCCACCATCCGTCTTTTTGCGGTAGGCGTCCACTTGATAATAGTGGTGTCCCTGGCCATCGCGATTAGCGGTGGGGATGACTGCAAACGTCTGCGACTTCGGCTCGTGGAGTACCTGGGCAACTGCTTGAGCGGCACCCGTGGCACTCGTAATATGGTCATTCGTGGCTTGATAATTATTGCCGAGACGCTTTTTGGCACTCGCGTCGGCCGCTTGATTGTCGCGCCGAGTTTGTTCTGCGCGGTCTGATGCAGCGACCGAACTGGCCGTTTTGGTTGAGATACTTGGTTCAGCTTGTGAGGTGCAGCCGGCCAATAGTAATAGGCTGCAAAGTCCGATAATGATTCCCCGAGTCAC